CTTCCCGACCACCCCATTGACACCAACGGTCTAATAGGGTCTTTCATATTTTCCCCATCGACAAAGAACATTCCGCAAAATGAAGACAGACGGGGATCGGGTAGTTCTATAAGTTTGATTTTAAACCCGTCCGTTTCATATTCTTCGGAACTAAGTGAACAAGAAATCAGTATCAAAGCATCATCCCCCTCAACATGGACTCTGATCTTGGCTTTATGCCGCTGGGCTATACGAAGCGCCTGCAGCAAATTAACTAAGCCATTAAACACAGAAGTCCACATTTCACCCGAACATCTCCTCATATAGAAGTGTATATCGACTAACCTGCCAATTGCAACGTTAATGCAATTGACATTACGTACACAATCTCGTATAATAGGAAACATATCCCAAACATACTCCCAGACCCTCATTTCTATCTCACCTATGTCACCTTCAAAGTGACACTCCCAAGCAGAATAATCAGAGACATAAGCACGAAATCCACTGGATTCGACGCATCTTCGAGTATAAAGAGCTCTCTGATCAACGGGAACATGTTTGATAAAATAAAGAAACCCTTCATCATCTCGGAGATTGAAAATCATCTCTTCGAATTCATGAACCCAAGGGCCGATGTAACTTTTAAATTCATCAGCACGGGGGATAATAAACCGCGGAGGTTTAAAATCAGGGTAATCTTCTGCTTTGATAAAGCACTTCAGACCGATGGGACTCGTCTCTGCGGCTGGTTTCTGGAGCAATTCTGAAGTGGGAGGAACATACCCCTCCAGGTATGCCTTTAACAACTCCTGTTTCCGTTTCAAAGGATACGGACGTTTGGAGAGCCAGAGGGCAAAGTCTGGCTTTTCTACTAGCCTTTTCAGGCGTGTGCGACAAAATTCTTCAACAAAGAACATCATCTCTAGCGCCGATTCACGCGTTGATTTGGGAACTACACGGAGGATTCTAGATCTGGCTGCCCAATAATGGTTCATAGGATCACACGGACACGGCTGTAAAGGGGCTAATGGCATACGCAAAAATGGTAATTGTTGTTGAACATAAGGATGCCGAACATTCATGTTCAGCCGTTTAACAACAACCTTATTTGCAAACCTAGAAGACACTCTGCTCTGATGAACCCAGCCATTATGATTGAGCACAATATTGTACTGCACATAAAGGTCGTGATGGTTCTCAGGAACTTGGACTCCTGTTTGCACTTGTGAAAAAGTATAGCCCCTCACATAATGCCGATCATTCAAAGAAGATTGCAGTGCTGCAGACAGCGACTGTAACAATCGCGGACTCCCTGCAGCAGGGCAATCATCAGCATGCCCATCCGTGAAACCACAGGACGGGCAGGTGTGATACTCTCTGAGATCAAGGCACTCAGGATCTGTCTCCAAG